GAACAACATCAGGATTAACCCCAACAGTTACAGTTTGACCTGGCTTTGGTGGATTTTTTGGATCCCAACGAATAATTACCTGGCCTAGCTCTTCACTAGTGTTGGCAAATTTCAGTGATTTATCAACAGGCTTGCCGTAAACAAATGCATCGGCACCTAGCTCTTCTACTACCTCAACTGCTACCTCAAATCCAGTTGTAGCTGGCGTAAAGCCCTCTGGCCTAATTCCAACTGTTACCGCTGATGCAGAAGATGATGCAACCGCAACTGCTAGATTTCCTAGCATTGCTTTTCCACCAGAGACGGCAGCGGTAAGTAGGTTCATAGCTGGTGAGCCAATAAAACCTGCAACAAATACATTTTGTGGTTTTTCATAAAGATTACGTGGTGTATCAACTTGTTGTAGTAATCCATCTTTCAAAACTGCTACTCGGTCTCCCATAGTCATAGCCTCAACCTGATCATGAGTTACATAAACAGTTGTAATTCCAAGACGACGTTGTAAGGCGGCAATTTGAGTTCTAGTTGCAACTCTTAATTTTGCATCCAAGTTCGAAAGCGGTTCATCCATCAAGAACACCTGAGGCTCACGGACAATTGCTCGTCCCATAGCTACTCGCTGGCGCTGTCCACCAGATAATGCTTTAGGTTTACGATCTAGATAATCCTCTAGATCTAATAACTTTGCCGCTTCTCTAACTCTACGATCCCGCTCTTCTTTGGCAACGCCAGCAATCTTTAATGCAAATCCCATATTTTCAGCTACAGACATGTGTGGATAGAGTGCATAGGATTAAAAAACCATTGCAATATCACGATCTTTTGGCGCAACATTTGTTACATCTTTATCGCCAATATGAATACTTCCGGTATCAATCTCCTCTAGTCCAGCTAACATGCGAAGCGAGGTAGACTTACCACAACCTGATGGGCCTACTAAAACTAAAAATTCACCATCGTTAACAGTTAGATCTAATTTATCTACTGCCGGTTTAGTTGTTCCTGGATAGATTCTTGATGCTTGAGAAAATACAACTGATGCCATGTTTTATTTCTCCCTCTTCCGGGTAGGTACGTACCCGACGATCCGTTGGATGAAGTGCTGATCGTGCGAAACCGCCTTGCGTGGCCGGCCAGGTCGCCGCTGAAGCGGGGTCTCCGCAACAGCAGGCGCTTCTTGGACTGGCCGTGCAAACTGTCCGTCTAGGACGGTCAGATTGCCGTTCGGCGGGCCGTTGTACTCAAAGACTTCACCCTCCTTGCGGAGGCCGTTGTCTACGAAGCACACAGTATTCGCGCGGACCTTTGGCATGGATCAGGCTCCTTGAATCACGTCACCCGGAAACCACTGGCGTAGAACTTGCGTCCGTCCTGCACGTTGTGCACGATCTCGGCAAGGATGCTTCCAGTGGTCGGATTGGTGCCGTTCACATCGTAGCGGGCGCCGAGGTAACGCAGGCCGAGGCTTGCGATCTGCGGCGGCAGAGCGACCACGTACTGCTTGCCGGCGGTCAGGCCAGCGAGCAGGACGTTCGTCTCTGCAAGAACGGTGTGCGACGAGAGGTTGGCATTCGCAGAAATCACCACCTCGAGGTCGAGGCTGGTGAGAGTGTTGAATGCCTCAACCACGGTGAACACCATGAACAGATCCGAACCCTCACCGATGTCTCGGGCGGTGCCGAGGTCAATGGTGTCGGTCGAAACGGCGTCAGCGGTAATGGCCTGCCCGCTGATGGCAGATCCGGGGTTGTTCGACCCGGACACGACGAGAAGACGATCAGTAATCATTTTTCTGTTTCCTTTCTATCGGGTCTATCAGGACACGACGCTTTCGGTGTTGATGATGGCATCCACGCGGCGCAGAGGCACGCCCTGGAACGACAGCCAGCTGTACGGCATGCCGAACTGCGACAGGCCATCATTGACCTTCAGGACGTACTGGCTCTTGTCGAGCGCAGCAATCGCGAGGCCGCTGTGGACAGTGCGGTTCATGTAGAACGCAGCCCGACCCATGCCCATGTTGGGAATGCGGTACAGGGCACGGCTCATCAGCTTGATGATGGCCGTAGCAGCCGAAGGAGCCTGCGTGGTCGCCTGCGCCATCAGATCACTGATGTCGATGTTGCAGATGCGGACCACATAGCGCCAGTCCTTGACCACCAGACCGTTCTTCCACTGGTAGCGAGTGGCGTAAGCCTGAAGGCGGGTGCCATCGCTGTTGTAGACGGTCTGCTCGCCAAGATCCTCGTGGATCAGGCCAGCCGAGCTGCCCTTTGGGAACGGGCAGTACACGGTGTTGTCACCCCACACGACGAGGTAAATCGACGTGTTGTCTGAACCGCTGCCACCGGCGGTGATTACGTTCTGCGCATTGTTTGATCCGGACAACGACGAGTAACGCGGCGCCAGGCCGAGAAACTGCTTCGGATCGGTGGAGGGGTTGCCGTAGAACATCGTGGTCGCCTGGGTCTGGTTCATGGCCTCAAGGAAGGCCACGTCCTCGGACAGGCGGAACTGCGCGGTGTTGCCGTTCAGCATCGCCAGATCCTTGTCAACCTCGCTGCGAGCCTCGAGGATGCCGCAAGCCTCATCGACCTGCGCGGTCGTGCTCTTGCTGTTCGGGATGCCCTGGTTCAGCGCGCGCCAGTAGACGCCGGGCAGACCAGTGCGGATCACGACGCGCTCGCCGGTGGGCAGATTGCCCTCCTTGAAAACGCAGTCCTCAAGAATCTCATTGCTCTGGGACAGCAGCTCCGCGATGACCGGCACGCGGCCCTCGGGGTCGGTTCGCTTCGCCCAATCGGCGAGCGTCAGGTTAGAAGTGGAGAGAGTTGCCATTGTGATTTCCCTTTCGTGGGATTAGGTGTTACTTGGGTACAGAGCATCGGCGAAGTCACCAAACGTCTTCGGGCCGTTCTTGGCCTGTCCGACACTTCCGGTGACAATCCGATCCTCACTGATTGCCTTGCCTGCGCGGTACATGAACCGGATTACTTCCGGGTGATCGCCCAGGCCAGACGTGTTGAGCAGCGTGCGAAGTTCGGACGTGCCGAACGTGTCAAGAGCCTTCTTGGCAGTGGACAGGTTCTCGGCCAGCTTCTCGCCGCCGAACTCCTGGTCAGACTTGGCTGACGCAACCCACTCGCCACGAATGGCCTTGACCTGCGATTCTTGACGCTGGGCCAGCGTTGGGCCCATACGGTCAAGAATCTTCTGCGCGGCATCCTGCGTCAGGTTCAATTCGCGGGCAACCTCGGAGAAGTTCTTCACCACCTCCGAGTCGAACTCGCGGCCTTCTGGCGCCTTGAATTCGTACTTTTCAGGAGCCTTCGGCGTTTCGGCCTTGGTCTCCGTCACGTTGTCCGCAGCCTTGCTCTCCGTGGCCGGCTCGGCGGCTGGAGAGTCCTTCGGCGCAGTTGCCTTCTGCCCATCACCATAAAGCGCCTCTGCCGTCGCAGAAGCGCCGCTAGGTGCCGAAGATGCCTGGGAGCCGTTAGTTGGAGTTGCGGCTTCCATCATCGTTGGTTCGTTCATCTGCTGTCTGCTCCTTCATCATGGTTGGATACAGTTCCGGGCATTGCGTGTGGATCATGCCCAGAATGCGAAGCCCGTAGTTCCTGTGACCTTCGGCGAATGACATGGTCATTGCGTTGGTGTTGAACGACGAACGGAACACTCCTGCCTGATCCAGAAGCCGCCAAATGACGCGGCGGCCTCTCTTGTTGCCCATGAGCCACTTGATATCCGCCTCTTCATTCTCCCGAGCCAGCCGTTCGCGCAGTTCGCGTTCTGCTTTGCTGCGTTCCTGGCTGCGCAGGTCAAGCGGGTCGTAGTTGCTCACGGTGAGACTTTATGAAATGACAGATTTTGTACGGGCACCGTCACGTGCTGGTGATCTTGAGATTCCATGCTTCAAGCGTGATGAACTCGTTGGCGGTTGCAATCTGCCCGGTGATGGCGAACGTCTGCGCGATGCCGAATCCGCCAGTCGGTGTCATGGTGACGTTTGCGCCAGTTGACGCACCGTGTCCGGGTGCCGCAAGAGCGTTTGAAACTAGGGTCGTGTCTGTGTTCGCCCACGCCTGCTTATCAACGGACAGGCTCGCGTTCGATGCGGCAACCGTCTGCGAATACCATCCGGCATCGCCGATGTTGACCTTGAGGATCTTGTTGTTGGCGCTTGCTGTCATCGCAAACAACGCGTCAATCTC